GACTGATACCACACCAAAAGAAATTCGTCTCTGATTATTTTTATAACAGATTTAAGTTTATACAATCTCCTATGGTTATGAAGTACAGTGCGGACGAGTTGCTTAAAGCTTATCCATCGAGAGAAGAAATACTTCAACTTCATGCCAGACAAAAGACAAAATTGTATACCGTATTAAACAGAGGGTGCCGATATCATCGATTGTCACTTCTGCATGGTTTACGCGCACTTGGTCTTTTGAACATGGGTAATGTTAGTGTTCTTGAGTCATATCATTATAATCCGCATTCTGTTAGATCTAATACCGAATATGCAAAGTTAGTAATCAATGATATGAAAAACGGGCCAATACCAAAAATGACATTAGACGAAGTAAATATTTCAGATAATAGGCCCGGAACACTGCCACCGTATCCGATTCAAATGTGGAATAGTTATTATGATATAGTGGCTGAGACTGGAGTTCTTTATTTTTTACCAGATCCACTAGACCTTACACTTATTACCGAAAAGACTGTTAAGTCAATATTGTTTATGAGACCGTTCATAATCAATGGCGGACCATATTCTTTACAAGCTCTAAAACGATTTGGATTTAAGACTTATGACGGAATATTTAATGAGAGTTATGATACAGCAGAAAATGTTATTGATCGACAAGAGATCATAGTCGACAATGTCGCTCAGTATCTCCATAAATATAACGAGTTGCAGAAAATAATCACTGCACACGAGGAAACACTTGAATTCAATCGTCAACATGTAATATCAGCTGATTACGAACAATTGCTCGTAAACGAACTAATGAGTGCACAATGAATAACTATGATTTGCTTGAAACTAATGAAATATCTGCCAATGCCAACGGCGGTACCGAGCTAATGCTCCGCTCGATCTATGATGGCACCATCTCGCGCGATCTACTTGAGCAGTTTCAGATCATACCTTCTCGACCTCGTGAGTTGAAGCACGATAAGATCCGCGTGATGAACGTCCACGATCTTCCTGAAGACCCCGAGTCTGCTAAGTTTAGAGACCCACAGTTCAGGCAAAACTTTCATAAGTTCGTATTCGTATCCAACTGGCAGTACTCGCGATATCAGTACGTGCTTGGTATGGACTATTCGGATCGGGATATCGTGATCGAGAATGGGATCACGCCGATCGAGCCCGACTGGCAGTCTAAGCTCGCGGACGATAAGATTCGTCTCGTATACTGCTCGACGCCGCACAGGGGCCTTGAGATTCTAGTACCGGTGTTTCAGCGTCTTGCCGAGAAGCACCCTAACATCCACCTAGACGTATTCTCAAGCTTTAAGATCTACGGCTGGGGTGACGCCGACCAGAACTTTGAGCCTCTCTACAAGATCATCAGAGAGCACCCGCAGATGACCTACCACGGGTTCAAGCCAAACGACGAGGTCAAGAGTCATCTGGCCAAGTGTCATATCCTGGCATACCCGTCGATCTATCTCGAGACAGGATGTCGAGTTCTCATGGAGTCGATGTCGGCTGGTCTCTCGTGTGTTCATCCCAACTATGGCGCTCTGCCAGATACATCTGGCTCTCTGACCTACATGTATCACGGCTCAAGCGATCGCGTGACTCACGCCAACGTCTTCGCCAGCAATTTAGACTTTGTCATAGACCAGTATAAGACGAATCGCCAGAAGATGCTGGACCGAGCCGAGGCGGTGTCTGCCTACGCCAACCAGCGCTTTGACCTGAAGCTTATACTCAAGAAGTGGCAGTATACTCTAGAAGAACTGGCTGAGAAGTATCCAGCCGGCGCTAGAGCGCCAGAGAAGCTTCAGGAGAAATTTGTCTACAGGGTCGGATAATAGTTGTGTACTTTCCCGCGGATAATAAATATAATAGTACTAGCTAGTACCGTAGAAAGCTTATGACAGCTCAGATCATCACCTTCCCGATTAAGAACGCTCGAGTGTCTCCAAAGCCGCCGGACAGCGAGGAAGATATAATGACTGGCGTCGACTCAATGAAGTTGACGCACGTAAATGAAACACTTCTGGCGGCGTCTCAGATGTTGTTCGAGCGACTCTACTCAGCCGGATTTGACTTCTCACAGTTCAAGGACGAGAACGAGCTCAAGTACGGGTCGTTCTTAGTCGAGGCCATGAACTCGCTTCTCTGCAAGTACTACGACGTCTACCACCCGTTTCAGGATCTAGCCGAGAAGATCTTCGTCCGCGACGAGAACGATGAGTTCACGATCGCTGACGAGCTGAACATGCGGTTCATCGACACCAGCAAGAAAGAAACCTGAGAGTATTACATCATGCTTATTCTTGACCTCAACCAGGTCATGCTGTCCAACCTGATGGTTCAGATTGGAAATCACACCAATGCCGCTGTAGACGAGGGCATGGTCAGACACATGATCCTCAACACGATCCGTTCTCTAAACCTCAAGTTTCGAGGTGATTACGGCGAGCTCGTGATTGCGGCAGACGGCGCCAACAGCTGGCGCCGCGATATCTTCCCTTACTATAAGGCCAATCGCAAGAAGAGCCAGCAGACGTCTGAGCTCAACTGGGCCAGCATCTTCGAGTGCATGAACAAGATTCGCTCCGAGCTCAAGGAGTTCTTCCCGTACCGAGTCATTCACATCGAGCGCTGCGAGGCCGACGACGTGATCGGCACGCTGGTCTCAGACTTTCGCAAGACTGACCCGATCATGATCCTGTCCGGCGACAAGGACTTCAACCAGCTGCACCACGACGGCGTCAAGCAGTTTGATCCAACTCGCAAGAAGATGATCGTGTGCGATGATCCGGACCTATATCTAGAGCAGCACATCCTTCGCGGAGACAAGGGAGATGGCATTCCAAATATTCTGTCGTCTGACAACTGCTTTGTCGTCGGTGAGCGTCAGAAGACTTTGACTCAGAAGAAGATTGACGATCTCATCGAGCTCGGTCTTATCGGTAAGTTTGACCACCAGTACCACCGCAGCTACATGCGCAACAGTCGACTTATCGACCTGCGCTACACGCCGACCGAGCTCAAGGACAAGATTCGCGCGTCCTACAACGAGCAGTCTAACAAGAATGGCAGCAAGATGATGAGCTACTTCATCTCTAATCGTCTAAAGAATCTAATGGAACATATGGGAGACTTCGCATGAAACTTGGAGTCGCGGAAATCTTAGAGAAAGTCTCTAAGATATCGCGCAGGTCTGACAAGGTCGCTGAGCTGAGGAAGCACGACAACTTCGCGCTCAGGACCATACTGCAGGGAGCCTACGACCCTCGAGTCGTCTGGCTTCTTCCAGAGGGAACGCCGCCGTTCAAGAAGAACGAGCTCGTGGATCTCGAGAGCGTGCTGTACGCCGAGGCTCGCAAGCTCTACCTGTTCGTCGATGGCGGTAATCAACAGCTCAAGCCGCTCAGGCGTGAGACTCTATTCATTGAGCTGCTGGAATCACTAGCTCCAGCAGACGCCGATCTTCTCTGCGCCGTCAAGGACAAGAAGATCCCGTACAAGGGAATCACCCCGCAGCTAGTCAGAGAGGCATTTCCAGGACTTTTGGGCGATGAGCAAGAGCAGAAATAACCGCTTCCGCGATCGGTACGACGACGAGCAGGAGTATGAGTTCAACCCCTACGGGCGTAAGTCTGAGTATCTAGAGAAGAAGAGAGCTAAGCGCCTGAGCCGCGCGATGCGCACACGAGACGTAGACGGGATGCTCGAGCAGTACGACGACTACGACGATGAAAATCACGTGGTTAACGATAAATACAAAGACGAGAGCAGCTAATGCCGACATACACCTTCAGAGACTTAAAGACAGGCGAGGAGACCACAAGCTATATGTCTATCGCCGAGCTCGATAAGTTTCTGAGAAAGAACAAGCATCTAGAGCAGGTCATCGGGGCGCCGGCCATAGGCGACACAGTTCGCCTAGGCATGAGAAAGCCGGACAACTCGTTTAGAGACCACCTCAAAGAGATGAAGAAGAAGCATTCGCGAGGGTTCTCAAAGAGTACCATCAACACATTTTAACAGAGTACAATGCAGCAGAGAAGACTGACGAGAAAAGAAAAAAGAAAACTTCGACAGGCTGGTATAGATGAAAACATTGGTTACGACTATCTCTTTAAGCACAGCTTTCAGATCAAGCCGATATCCCCGCTCACGGATAATCAGCGATTAGTCTTCGAGCACTTTCAGCGCGATAAGAACATACTGCTGCACGGCGTCGCTGGAACTGGAAAGAGCTTTCTGTCCCTGTACCTGTCGCTTAAGCAGGTTCTAGAGGGCAAGTCTCAGTACGAGAGAGTGGTTATAGTACGCAGCGTCGTACCGACGCGTGACATGGGTTTCCTACCGGGAAACAACAAGGAGAAATCTAGAGTATATGAGGCACCTTACACAGCTATATGCACGGAGCTATTTGGCCGCGGTGACGCTTATGCGAACCTTAACTCTAAGGGCTTCTTGGAGTTCATATCTACTTCTTTCGTACGCGGCACTACTTTTAACGATGCTATCATTATCGCCGATGAGATTCAAAATATGGACCTTGGTGAGCTCGATTCTGTAATCACGAGAGTCGGCAAGAACTGCAAGGTCATCATGTGCGGCGACTTTCGACAGTCGGACTTCCGCCGAGAGAACGAGAGGTCTGGCATCCTGAAATTCATGAGCATCGTGAAGGCCATGCGCTCGTTTGAGTTCGTGGACTTCAACGAGAACGACATCGTTCGAAGCGCGCTTGTGAAAGACTACATCATAACTAAAGACAGACTAGGTATCAGTGTTTAAACATGAGCTGCTGGATAGGCAGGAGCTGAAGTCAGTAACTACGGACACCGGCAGGTTCTACACAACGCCGACTGGTGAGAAGTATCCATCAGTCACCACGGTGATTGGTAGCTTATCAGACAAGACTTGGCTATACGAGTGGCGCCGCCGAGTAGGCAAGGAGACCGCTCAGAAGATTGCGAATAAAGCCGCCGCGCGCGGCACCGCGGTCCACAAGATATTTGAGAAATATCTACTGAACGATCCAAACTACGCCGACAAGATCATGCCGTTCAACAGATATCTCTTCGAGGAGATGAGACCGACTGTAGACAGCCGTATCGGCGTGGTGTACGGAGTAGAGCACCCGCTCTACTCTCACCGTCTTAAGACCGCCGGCCGAACCGACGTGGTTGCGCAATTCGATGGTCGTCCCTCTATCGTGGACTTCAAGACCGCGTCTTATCCCAAGCAGGCCGAAGATATCCGCGGTTACTTCCAGCAGTCCACGTGCTACGCTCTCATGGTAGGAGAGCGTCATGGAGTACATATCCCTCAGATCGTAGTGCTCATCTGCACCCAGCACGACGGTCCACAGGTCTTTATCCAAAAGACTTCTGACTACGTCTCTGAGGTGGTATCCATGTTCAAGAGATACTCCATTTCAGCGGCTGCCTGAAAAAAGTAACAAAATTTCATCATTTTATTGTGTACATCGTCTTTCTTATGATATAGAATTACTATATTGGATGAGAACATCCTGTAGACATTGAGAAGGAAGTTTAGTTATGGCACATGAGATTGAGAGCGTAAACGGTAAGGTCGCGATGGCCTACACAGGACAGGCCCCCTGGCACGGACTTGGAAAAGAGGTCCCGGCGGACCTGACTCCCGAGCAGATGCTCAAGGCGGCTCAGCTCGACTGGACGGTCGAGAAGATTCCGGCCTACGCCACCGTCAACGGCAAGAAGATCGCTGTTGGTCGCTCGGCGCTGGTTCGTAACACCGACAGCAAGATGATCGACGTCGTCTCTGAGGACTGGAATCCGGTTCAGAACCGCGAGGCCTTTGAGTTCTTCAACGAGTTCGTCATGGCCGGCGACATGGAGATGCACACAGCTGGCTCGCTCCGCGGCGGTCAGATCGTGTGGGGTCTCGCCAAGGTCAAGGAGTCCTTTGAGCTCTTCAAGGGCGATCGCATCGACTCCTACCTGCTCTTCAGCAACTTCCACAAGTACGGCTTCTCGACCGACGTGCGCTTCACGGCGATTCGGGTGGTCTGCGACAACACGCTGACCCTCTCGCTCAACTCCACGGTCGAGCGCATGGTCAAGATCTCTCACCGTCGAGAGTTCCAGGCCGAGGACGTCAAGTCGATGCTCGGAATCGCTACGGACAAGCTCTCCAAGTACAAGGAGATGGCTCAGTTCCTCGGCTCCAAGCGCGCCACGAAGGAGAAGTCCATGGACTACTTCCGCACCATCTTCCCCGGTGGTGTCGAGGAGAAGGGTGAGATCAAGCTCTCGCGCAACGCCAAGACAGCGCTGGAGATCATGAACACCCAGCCGGGCGCCGACTTCGCCAAGGGCACCTTCTGGCAGCTGTTCAACACGGTCACCTACATGACCGACCACCTGCTCGGCCGGAGCGCCGACAACCGGCTGACCAACGCCTGGTATGGCCACAACAAGAAGCTCAAGACTCGAGCTCTTGAGACCGCGGTCGAGATGGCCGAAGCTGCCTAGTGAGACAGGGGGAGAGCGATCTCCCCCTTCTCTTTTGTGTGTACTTTTAGTTCTGGTCATGGTATAATTTAATCATGATGGAGACACGACATGGCTAAGCGAATCGCTGACCGGCGCTTTAAGCGCGAGAAGAAGAATCGCATCACTAAGACCGAGGAGTACCTGATCAACTCCAAGTACATCGGTGACGAGCCGACGTATACCGGCGAGGTGCTGACTGATCTACAGCTGACCAAAGCTTACAACTGGTACAACTACATGTGCCGCGCCTCAGACGCGCGCGACTACATCGTGCAGTACATGGAGCGCATCGGCAAGAAGAAAGTCGCGCGTCTCGTCAAGAGTCTCTCAGACGGTCAGACGCCGACTACGGCTGGCTGGCTGTGTCGAATCCTGCTTCGCGGTGGTAAGATCACAGACCGCTCCAAGGAGTTTCTCCTGGATCGAGTCACTCGAGCCATCGAGCGAAACCAGCATGTCGCTGCAGATGAGAAGTCAGAGGACAAGCCGCAGCGACAGCCTACCGACGTGCACGCCGCCGTGCGCGAGCGCGCTCGAGATATTATCGGGCAGATAGAGCACATGATCGACCTAGGTCAAGAGTTCTCGCTCTACGAGTTCATGCAGAGAGGTCCGATCCCGGCTATCTACTCTTCGTACATCGCTTCGTACTACCAAAAGATGGTGGACGAGCTGACCGAGGTATTGACCGGCGACGACGCTGATCTCAAGTACGCGTATCGCAACTACTCAAAGCCTAAGGTCAAGAAGATGCTTGAGTTCTATACTCGACTCGTAGACGAGGCTGACCAGTACGCGCAGAACGCGGCTCGAGTGCGCAAGGCAAACCGCAAGCCGAAGACCATCTCGGTAGAGAAGATGATCAGCCGCCTCAAGTTCAAGAAGAACGATCAGGAGTACAAGCTGGTGTCGATCGACCCGCAGCAGATCTTGGCGGCGCAGGAGCTGTGGACCTTCAACACCAAGAACAGGATGCTGACGGTCTATCGAGCGCAGGACCAGGGAGGCCTAGGCGTGAAGACCGTAAGGATCACTGGATACAACGAGAGCACTTCGATCAGCAAGCGGCTGCGCAAGCCTGAGTCCGTTCTCCAGAGCGTGCTCAGCGGCGGTAAGCCAACTCTCAGGACTGTCATGGACAATATAACCACCAAGCCTGGCGGTTTCAGCAGCAGGATTACTACGGACACAATCCTGCTCAGGGTAGTGAGGTAAACCGTGGACGTAATCTGTGATATAGACGGGACGGTGGCAGATCTAACCCACCGCCGCCACTGGGTAGCTACAAAGCCGAAGAACTGGAAGATGTTCTTCCAGGAGCTGCACAAGGACACACCGATCACTCCCGTGATCAACGTGATCAACTCGCTGCACGACGATGGAAACATGATTATCTTCTGCTCAGGCCGAAGCATGGAGTATTACGACGAGACACGCGAGTGGCTTAGCGCCCACATGGGCGGCTGGGTCATGACTCACCCTCTCTACATGAGGAAGTTTCGCGACTACAGGGCAGACGACATCATCAAGTATGAGCTCCTGCAGCAGATCAAGGCCGATGGGTATAACCCAGCCATAGCCTTCGACGATCGCAAGAGAGTCGTGGATATGTGGAGAGCCAACGGCATTATCTGCGCTCAGGTAGCGCCTGGTGATTTTTAGTCCTGTACATCGCGCGGCGATAGTGGTATAATACTAATATGACGCTGCACTATGAGTTCCCTCACAACGTTACTCTCGACGAAGTTCGCAAGATCGTCGAGAGTAACCCTAACTTTATTCTCGGCGAGAGAGACGGCTACGTCGTGGCCAACTATCTCGTGGCCGGTAAGGACACCCACCCTCCGGTGGTAGACCGCGACACGGCTGTCATGCGAGAGATGCGCGGTCTAGTGTTTGACCCGGCGGGTCGGTTGATCTCGCGCCGCTTCCATAAGTTCTTCAATCTTGGCGAGCGCGAGGACGTCTCTCAGATCGACGTGTCTCGCCATCACGTAGTGCTCGAGAAGCTGGATGGGTCCATGATCACTCCCATGATCGTGAACGGAGAGCTGCACTGGGCCACCAAGATGGGTATTACCGACGTGGCCGCTCAGGCCGAGAAGTTCGTTAAGAATTCGTCTATCAACTATCGCGCGTTCGCGCTCAACCTGCTCGAGCAGGACTGCACTCCCATCTTCGAGTGGTGCTCTCGCTCGCAGCGCATCGTGATCGACTATCCCGAGGACAAGCTGGTGCTCATCGCCATCCGCGATAACGACACCGGCGAGTATGCTCGATTTGATCGACTCGTGTCAGAATATGGTATTCCCACGGTCTCAGCGCTCGAGCCCATCTCCGACCTGACTAAGTTCACCGAAGAGCTGAGGAAGCGGGAGGACATCGAGGGTGTGGTCATCCGCTTCGACGACGGTCACATGGTCAAGGTGAAGACCGACACGTACGTCGCTCTACACCGCGCCAAGTCTGAGCTCGAGTCACAGAGAAACGTGGTGCGACTGATTCTAGACGAGAAGGTCGATGACCTTCTGCCGCTGCTGTTCGGCGACGATAGAATCGCTCTAGAGCAGTTTGCCGCTAGAGTACGCAGCGATCTCTTCGATTACTGCGACTACATCAACTCGTGCCTGAACCTGATTCGAGCGGCCGGCATGGACCGCAAGTCTTTCGCGCTAGAGTGCACCGCGGTTGATCCAATCCATCGCTCATTCATGTTCAAGCACTGGGGCGACAGCTGCACGCTTGAGTCCGTCAAGGACTTCGTGTCAAAGCACCTCGGGTCTAACAAGTCATTTGCCAAGTGCGACTCAATTATAACCGCTAAGTGGAGAGAGATCCTTGTCGACGACTAAGAACAAGACGTTTGGAGTAATGGTCGGCTTGCCTGGTGTTGGCAAGTCGACCTATCGAAAGAAGATGATTACTCCCGGAATCACTGTACTTTCTACAGACGATATCGTAGAAGAAATGTGCTTTAATGCTGGTCTTAACTATGATCAGGGGTTCAAGCTCTTCATCGAAGACGCCACGAAAGTATTCAACAGGCGTCTGAGCTCTGCTCTTCAGAATAACGAGAGCGTCATGATCGATCGTACGAACCTCTCGCGCAAGTCGCGCGCTCGTCTCTTGGCGCGTGTTCCTAAGTCGTACAAGAAGTACGCTTACTTCTTTCCGACTCCAGAAGACGCTGAGTGGAAGCGACGTCTCTCTGCTCGGCCTGGCAAGTGCATCCCTCAAGCTGTGCTCGATGACATGGCTCTCTCGTTCGAAATGCCGACCATCGAAGAGGGCTTCGACGCGGTGTTTACAATAGCTTAATAATAGGAGTAATAATTATGCAGAATGGTGTGCGTATTTCATGATAAACACTAGCGAATTCATAGATGAGGTCGAGACGCTGCACGAGACTCTCTCCATCCCGTACATGGAGGCGATAGTCTACTGGTGCGAGGCTCGCGGTCTAGACGTAGAGTCAGTGTCACATATAGTCAAGAAGAATAGGGTTCTTAAGTCTAAGGTGAAGGCTGAGGCAGAAGATCTAAACTATCTGAAGCGTAAGAAGGGATCCAAGCTCCCGTTATAAATACTCCGAACAGTCTCGGAGTATGGATGAAGCTTACCATCAGGGGTAGATCTACTAAGAGAGTACCGAGAAGCCTGATAGAAGCTGCAGCCAGATGGTATGCTAGAAAGCTGTTCGACCATAAGGTCCTGAGGAAGCTCCACCTCACAGTTCACCTAAAGAAGATGTCTATAGACATGCTCGGCGAGTGCGTCTATAAGAACCCGAGGAAGTGCAACTACAAGTACGAAGTAGTTATAAACAAAGACATGGGCGAGAGAAGAGTGCTCACGACTCTCGCCCACGAAATGGTGCACACCGCTCAGTACGTGTCTGGCAGGTACGTCTCGTACAAGAGAGAGTCGATGAGACACTTAGTCAAGTATGAGGGCGAATACCACGATCTAGACACGCTGGATTACTGGGATCACCCTTGGGAGATCGACGCCGCCGGCAGAGAGCTTGGTCTCTACATAAGGTTTATCAATCACATGGTAGACAAGGGGAAGATATGAGTGAGATTGAATATTTGAGAAACGAGATAGATCGTCTCGGTAACAAGATCATCGATCTCGAGATGTACGAGTACGACGTAGATAGAATAAGAGAGTTGACGCGTAAGTTATACATCTCCAAGCTCACTCTTTCGCCCGAGCTGTTTGAGCGAGAGCTCAAGTCTTTCTTCATAGACACCATTGACAGGCGACTGTGACACCATTTGAAGCGTATAAGACGTACTCCGCCCTAAAGCTGCACTTCACCACCGACTACAACTACTTCCAGTACAACGGCAGCGTGCGGCTAAAGCAGGAGTCTTTTGAGAAGAGAAACGACAAGGTCTTCTTCGCCAAGGTGGCGAAGCACGCCGACCCTCTCAACTTTCTGATGGTGAATATCCTAGACAACCCAAAGGTCTGGATAAGAAACATCGCCTATGACCAGTCAGCTGAGACCAAGTACTCTAGCTGGCTAAAGCGCAAGCAGTCGCTGGCCTACTCGTTCCGCGAGGAGCTGAAGAAGCTAGACTCTAGCTTCGACTCAAACATAATGGTTCCCAAGAATGGTCACCCCTCGATCGTGGTTAAATACCTGGGCGGCGAGATATCTCTAGAGACTCTCTGCGTGATCGCGTCGGTGACTGGCTGTGTCAAGTACTGGGACAAGGCCATGGCTGGAGACCCGGTGTGGGACGACGTCACGAGAAAGATCAAGAAGTACACGCCGTTCCTGGGTCTGGACGCAGCTAGGTTTAAAAAAATTATTCTCGAGACGTTCGAGAGACGAGATTGACGTATAAATACAACAGGACAATAGTCCTAAAGCAATACGTTCAATACACCGCAACATACTAGTAATACGGAGAATACAATGGTAGATTTCGCACAGCTCAAGGAAATGCGCGGGCAGAAGTCCCTCGCCACTCTCACAGCAGAGCTCGACAAACTCAACGCAAAATCAGAGCGCAAGTCAGACGAACGGTTCTGGACTCCCACGGTCGACAAGGCCGGCAACGGCTACGCGGTCGTCCGCTTCCTGCCGGCACCGCGCGGCGAGAATGTCCCATTTGTTCGCATCTTCGACCACGGCTTCCAGGGTCCAGGCGGGTCTTGGTACATCGAGAATTCTCTCACCACGATCGGTAAGAAGGATCCCGTCGGCGAGCTCAACTCGGCTCTATGGAACTCGGGTATTGAGTCCGATAAGGACGTCGCCCGCAAGCAGAAGCGCCGCCTGCACTTCATCTCGAACATCTACGTCGTGGAGGACAAGGGCAAGCCTGAGAACGACGGCAAGGTGTTCCTGTTCAAATACGGCAAGAAGATCTTCGACAAGCTGAACGAGGTGATGAACCCTCAGTTCCCGGACGAGACCCCGCTCAACCCGTTCGACTTCTGGGAGGGCGCCAACTTCGCCCTGAAGATTCGCAACGTCGAGGGCTATCGCAACTACGACAAGTCGACTTTCATGTCGGCCTCGCCGCTCCACAAGAGCGACGCCAAGCTCGAGGAGATCTATAATCAGGAGCACTCGCTTCAGGACTTCCTCAAGCCGGAGAACTTCAAGAGCTACGACGAGCTCAAGGAGAAGCTGAATCGCGTTCTCGCCGCCCCGATGGACGGGCTGACTCGTAACGCCATGGAGCAGGACGCCGCGCCGCCACCGGCGTTCAAGACTCGTCCGGCTCCGGCTCCAGCGATGGAGCAGGCCGGAGAGGATGACGACGACCTCGAGTTCTTCAAACGTTTAGCTAATGACTAGTAGAAAGGGGGCCTCATCGGCCCCTTTTTTATGGTCTGTAAGCTGTTGGTACGTCCATGCCAAACACCTCGCGCAGTATGTTTGCCGGCGGCATGGCTGACGGCACGCGGTTGTCTCTATAGGTGTCTGAGTTAAACTGCGGGTTGTTGCCGCGGTTCTGGTTGTTGAGAGCGGTGAAGAGGCTTCCCACCAGACCCATGATTCCCGCTGGAGACTGAGGCACCATGGTTCTAGCTCCACCCATCGCCATAGTGCTGAGCAGTCCGGCCATTGGTCCTACGCCTGGAGTGGTGGCCATGGCTCCCATCGAAGTCGGTATCGTAGACCCTCGCCCGCCTCCCATCGCGGAGGTCAACCCTCTCATCGCTGTCTGCGTTGGGCTAACGTATGGCTGAGTTAGCTGTCCCTGAGGCACTCCCATAGATCCCATGGGAGCTCCTCCTACAGGCGTGTAGCCTATCTTCTGTATGTGTACTGGATCGCTACCGCCGAACGGTATCGACAGCCCGTACTTCTGTAGAACTCCCGCCATCTGTGGAGCCTGAGGAACGTCTATGGCCTGCCCATCGGCGTGAGCGCTACCCCTGCCGCCGCCAGGCACGTCGTATTCTCTGCCGTTAACAGTTACTCGCTGCGGTGTTTTAGGAGGGGCCGGCATGTATATTCCAGGCTCTCTTAATATGCGACCACGCACCCATAGCTCGGCCTGCTTCTTGTCGTCTCGAGCCGCTGACTCTATAGTGACGGGGCGCCCGTACTCAGCCGCGGCGCTAAAGAATCTAGAGAGCAAGTCTTTGTCGACAGCTGATATGTTGACGCCGGATCCAAGTCGAACGTTTGGAGGCATGCCGGCTGCGCCAGCTGGAGGCTTGTATCCAGAGCTTACGTCTCTAGCCTCGCCAGCGCTTGGGTTTGGCGCGCCAAAGTTTGTGCCGGCTGGCTGAACACCTCTCTCCACAGGCTTCGCGTCTGGTATAGATCCTGGTAGCGGTCTTCCCATCTCGTCTGTAGCGCCTGGTGTTACTCCACTCTGGCTAGGACTCTTCATTATGGCTTCGGCGTTGGCGACGCGCTGCGCAACGTGAGCCCCACTCGACCTCTCGTAGTAGCGGTCGAAGGCTATAGCCGCCTCGCGAGCTGTCCTCGCCTCCTTCAGCGCTCTATAGGCCTGAGTCTCTACGTTCTTTATCTCCCAGTCTAAGAACTCCAGCTGCTCCTCGAAGCCAGCCTCGCGGATGTCTTTCTTAAACTGCTGCTTGAATCTGTCCTGACGATCCGGATGCCATTGCGCTATACCATAGGCCTTGCCGCCGTCACCAACAGCGTTTGTCTTCATGTCAGGCCCAGATTCCATCTGTAGATTACCAACTATGCCGGCCGCCTGCTCGGTAGTCCATCCCTTGCCGGTCAGTATCTGCATGGCCTTAATCGTCGTACCAGTCTCACCGACACCCTTGAGTCCAGACGTATCGACTGGCATTCCGCCGGCTGCAGGTCTAGAAATTGAAGTGGCGGCCGAGCCACCGCTCGTTGCTGGCGCTAGCGCAGGTGCTGGAGCTTGTCCTTCTTGTCTAGCAGACTTGATTGCGGCAGATTCCTGCGGTCCCTTTCCAAAAATATTGCTCCAGTTCTGAATCAATCCTGTCGCACCGCCGACAGCACCGCCGATCGCCCCGCCAACCGCGGTTCCAAGACCTGGTATTATAGATCCGATAAGCGCACCTGCCGACGCGCCGGTAAGAGCGCTAGACAGAACGTCGGCGCCTCCGGCTAGTCTCTCGTGACCAGATTCTTTCAGTGAGTCTCTAGCCAAGTCTAGAGTAACACCAGCCACCAAACCACCGACACCGCCTCTCAGCTTTGATACAGCTTTCTTAGCTACGTCGAATCCTTTCTTAGCGACAGCACCGCCTTTCTTCGTGAGAGATAGAGCCGCGGCGCCCATAGCCGCGTCGAGCATGTCTCCCCACATCGAGTCTTTCTTCTTAATCTCGTCTTCTATCTTCTTGAACTGCTTGTCTATATTTTTCTTGAAATCTTGAAAGTTTTTAGAGAACTCCTCGGCCATGCCCAGAGCTCTCTCAGCCTTGGCGGCGAGGTCGCGTGTCTTCGCCTCAAGCACGCTTATGGAGACAGCCTGTCTCTGAATCTCCTGGTGGTTCTCCTCGATCTTTCTGCTGCTCTTGGAAGCTTCGGCGCGCGAAAACTTGTCTGTAGCAGAGATGCGCTTGATAATCGGGTCTAGAGACTTAGCCAGGCCGCCTGTGGCTCCCATGCTCTTCTCACGGGCTAGAGCTCTCGCGCCCTTAGCGGTCGGCGCCACCTCCATAAGATCGTCTATAAATCTCTCGATACCTTTCTTGGTATCAAAGCTATCGATCTTCTTATTCTTCGTACGAGGTTTCTTAGCCATTACCCGCCGTTGTTTCTCTGCTTCTCTTCTAGCTCTCTGACGTGTTCCTTTATCATGTCTATGTAGATGTCAAGCTCAAACGGTATCAGGTTCTCCACGTCGGTTATTGAGTATTTATGGTGCTGAGCCAGAGCGAAAACTGTCTTGTAGTAGTTCTCTAGCGTGTTGTGGCTCAGCGCAACGTAAAAAAATCGTTTAGAGTCGTCAGCTCAATCTTGCGGTCGTGCCCTAGCGAGTTCTTATAGGTCAGCGTGTGGCTCATGCTTGGAGCGCTTGATAGAAACTCCTGTATCTTCTCGAACGTCTTTACGTCCAGCCCGTCCATGAAGTCTGCCATCTGCTCGCGCGTGTAGCTGCTGGGATCAAACATCTCGTCGCCGCTGTAGATCTTATCCACGCAGCGAAGCATAAGCTCAAACATGGCGTCCTGACCGAGCGATAGGAAGTCCTTGTCGTCGTATAGAGACGCGCTTGGATATCGCATTACGATTCCGGTCTTGTCATCAATCTTGATCCTGCTGTCGACGTTCTTTGGAAACTTGACCTCGATGGTGTTGAGGTCTACCTCGAACTTGTACTCCTTGTCGTCCTCGAGATCTTTGAACGACAGCGGCACCATGTTGCCCACCGAGTTGGATCTAATCTTGAGAAACAGATACTCGAGATCAAATATAGTGAGCTTGTTCACGTCGAAGTTGTTTTCCTGGCAGCAGTTGTTTACCACCTGCTTTACGGCCGATAGGATATCGTTGTTGTCGTCAGAAGTCTTAGCCATGAGAAGGATCTTCTCCTCCTTGACCAAGAACGGTCTAAAGGTAAGCTGCTTCTTAGACGACGGTACTGTTAATCTGAAAGTAGGGTGACTAATTTTCGGCAGCGTCATGACAAAACCTCGTTTATCTTCTAATAATAATAATTAATCTTGATTATTTATTTGTCTAGGTGGAGCTTTTCTACTGCCTTTATTTTGCCATTGACCTTGTTCATTCTGTACAGAGTCTGGATGAGGTTGAATATTTTCTACTGTTTGACCTCTAGGTGGTACAAGAAGAGGAGCTGGTCCGGACGCCTTAGTCGATCCATCGGACGTAATTACGTTTGTCAGACGCCAGTGACGAAACGCAAACGTTACGGTTATTCTTTTTAGCTGGTTAGTGTCTCCCCACGACAGCGCGATGTCGTTCATGCTTACCGGATAAGAGTCTATCAGCTCGACGGACGTAGACGGCTTGCCGTCGTTATCATAGATGTTTATCTTAGTCTTTACCGCGTAGTCATACATGTAGTTGGATCGATAGTTTAGATAAGACTCAGTGTTTGGACTGTCCAGCGAGGTATAGGCAAACACGTTGTTTAACCAGTTGTAGAAGAATATCCAGATCAGACTCTGCTTGTCAGCGATAAACGTCATTGAGCTGTCTGTGAAATTGGCGTTATATGGAAACCTCTGCTGCGGTCCATAGCCATATCGATTCACAGCGGTGGTCTGAAGCGTCACGCCGGGCGCCCGCACCGACTCAGCCCTGAAGCTTAGAGTCTCTCCGAATGTCACCTGCGGCCTGCGCAAGTTATTTACTAATACTTCTGTATTCCATAATACTCGTGGGATTTCAATGTCTACCTCAAACTTGTTAGTCGGTAGAGTTCCAGTCTTAGACAGGTGGGACTTAAACGTCTCTAGATCGAACGGCATTATGGTGTTACTCTCAAGGAATTAACACTGTCTCTGTGTACGTAGTTAGCTGGCTTCTTCATGAATCTCTCTGTTGGAAGCATTAACGCCTTGTCCCAGTTCTCAGGATCTATGTATATAAACCTCTGCATGACGTGATCGTCTAGGTATCTCTTAACGCATGGCTTGAAGTATCTCATTCTCGAGCTAGACTCCAGTATGCTGTAGGTTATCCTCAGTCTCGTCGTCTTATCATTCTTCTGGTTATTTATTGTATAGTACAGAGCGTCCATGAGCTTGGCGCGATAGTTTCTCGGCAGATAGTGCAGGTTTAGACCCAGAAAGCCATCGGTATATAGCTTTATTGGAAATACCAGCGGGAACATGTCGTAGTATGGCAGCGTCTGCTTGTGCTTAGGGTTGTAGAAGAACATGAACATCTGCCCTATGTTCTGAGCGTTTAGGTCCGTCCTGAGGTTCTTTGGGTCTATTACCTCATTGGCGTTGACGCGCTTGACCTTAGAGGCCTCGGCTCTATACCAATTGCGCGCTGCCTTCTCGCTCATCTCCATATCAGTAGTACGCTCAGCCAGCGTCTGAAATACAGTAGTTACCATGCTATGCCGAGCTGCTTCTCAGTAAACACGTGGAAGGTCCAGCCGCGGTCTAGACAGTATTCCTCCGCGGCATTCCACTTGGCCTTGTTGACGCCCCAGGTGTAGACCTCGTTGATGTAACGCTTGGTAACCTTTCCTGGATGCTTGGGAGGTTTAGTCTGCTTCTCAGGCTTTACCTCTATCAGAACGGTCTTAACCGCGCCGTTGGCTTCTCTCTTCTTGACCAGGAAGTCTGGAAAGTAGCGGTGGATCTTTCTGTCCACGGGAGACCGATACGGTATGAAGAACTCCTCAGACTGCCACTCCATGACGTCTGGATGCTTGTCCAGATGGTTCATGAGCTTTAGCTCCCAGCTAGACCTATAGACTATCTGAGTAGGATTACCCTTGTACTTGTGGGGAAATTGTGGCTTGAAGAAACCTTTCATGGACTCTATTTATTCGGATAGATAGAGTAAATAAAATAAGGTTTTACAAAGAGATGGCTTTCGATCTTGCTAAGGAAATCGGTAAAGAAATAGTTTATACCACAGCTGGTGTTGGTTCGTTACTTCCTCTTATTGGTCTGACAAGAGCTAACTCTCAAGCGTTTAATCCTGCTAGTCTAACAATCAAGATGGAAAGACTGATATTTCCAGCAGATCTTGCAAACTATCCGCTGAGTATGTGCTTTGACATCCATAAGTATGAAAGAAGATCTATGTTTAAGCAACCAAAACTACCCATTAAAGGTCAAATTCGTCTTCCGGTTGCCAAGAACATACAAGATTCATTTTCAGCTGATTGGAATGCAGAAAATCAATCGCCAATAGTCGGGGCGGCGGTTGAAAACCTATTAAAGGGTGGTCCAATAACAGACCCTCAGAGCATATTAGACCAGTCTATGAATATAGCAGGTACAGTCGTCGGTGGATTAGTTGGAGCTGGGGGTGGCGCGTTAGTCGAAGCTTCTAAAAGAGCTCTTCAGCAAGCGCCTACGATAGGAGCTAATCCGCAAGACATACTACAGCCATTTGGCTATGCTGTAAATCCATTTTTAACAGTAATGTTTAAGCAGCCAACATTTAAAGAATATAATTTTACGTGGAAATTAATACCGCGAGACCCGAAGGAGGCTAGAACTATTAACTCTATAATTAGAGCTTTGAAATATGCCATGCTTCCTGATATAAACGTCGATAACGGTGGGACTCTTTTAGAATACCCGTATATAATAC